GGCAGCGACACGCTGGGCGACTTCGACCTGACCGGCATCGCCGGCCGCTTCCTGCGCCTGCCCGTGCAGATGCTGCCCGCCGCGCCGGCCGGCACCGCCTGCTTCATCGACCCCGAGGCCGTGACCGTCTGGGAATCCGGCGGCCCCACCCAGCTGTCCGCCACCGACCCGACCAAGCTCACCGACAGCTACAGCGTGTACGGCTACCTCGCCGTCGCCGCCACCCTGCCCACGGGCCTGATCCCCATCAAGTTCGCGGCCTGACCATGGCGGACGAGACCAGCGAACTCGTGGCCCTGCTGCGCGACGAGGTGAACATGCCAGCCGGCGACGACGAACGTCTGAAAGCGAAGATACGGACCGCGACCACCTACGTGGACGCCGCCATCGCCGGCCAGAAATGCCCCGACGACGTGCGCCGCGACTGCATCGTGTCGTGCGCGGCCGACCTGTACAACAGCAGGGACGCGCGGTTCGGCGTGATGAGCGTCGCCGATTCGACGCTCGAACCGTTCCGCGTGTCCACCGACCCGCTTCGCAGCGTGTACCCCAAACTCAACGCCGTGGGCGTCATGGCCGGCAGTCTGGCGGTGGCATGATGAGCAGCCTCGTTATCCAGGAACGCGACGCGCTCATCCGCTTGCTCGAAGACTGCCTGGGCGACCTCGTGCAGATCGTCACGGCCGACGAGCAGAAGGCCAGACCACTGCCGAACAAGGTGGCCGTCTTCATCGAACCGCCCGAACTCGCCTACAAGAAGTGGGGCAACGAGCCCGACATCACGTGGAGGCTCGACATAATCGCCGGCACCATGGCCACCCAGGCCCCCGCGTTGGAACTCGTCATGCGGGCCATCGACCTCATGGCCGAACACGAGCTCAACATCCAGGCGGCACGGCCCGTGACCCTCAGCCTCGCCGGCTCGGGAGACCTCGCCGCCTACCAGCTCACACTCAACCCATTGGAAATCATCTGAAAGGAACATCATGGCAAGCAAGGTGCGCACACTCGGCCCCGGCTCGTTCAACATCACCGACGAGAAGTCGGGCCGCGACTTCAGCGCCGACCTGACCAAGGCGCAGCTCAACCCATCCAACTCGTCCGACGACCCCACCACCTATCTGGACGGATCGCAGGAGGCCAACACATCCACCACATGGACGATGGAAGGCACCATCGGCGACGACTTCAGCACCGATGGCCTGAGCGTGTGGTGCTTCGACCACGCCAACGAGACCCTGCCGTTCGAGTTCGTGCCCAACAAGACCGGGGCCATCAAATGGACCGGCGACGTGACCGTGACCCCCGTGGCCGTCGGCGGCGACGTGAAATCGAAGAACACCAACGACTTCAGCTTCCCCGTCACGAACCTCAAGCACACCACCTACACGGCCCCGGTCAGCGCATGAACACCGGCAAGGCCCTGATGGTCGTCGGCCAGAAACGCTTCGTCGCCACAATGCGCAAGGCCGGCGCCGACCTGGACGAACTCAAGGGCGTGAACCGCGAAGCGGCCGAAATCGCCCTCCCCGCCGTGCAGGCCCTCGCCCCCGTCGGCAAGACCGGCAGACTCTCGAAATCACTGCGTGCCGGCGCGACCAAAAAGGCCGGCGTGATCCGCGCGGGCCGCAAGGCCGTGCCCTACGCCGGCCCCGTCAACTACGGGTGGCCCGGCCACCACATCAAACCACGCCTGTATGTGAACAACGGCGTGGCCCGAAGCGAAAACGCCTGGATGAAACCATACGAGGCGTTCGTGGAGAAAACCATGAAACAAGTCAAAGGAGCATAAGCCATGTTGAAGAAGACCGCGACTATCGGCTACCAGGACGGCCACGAGGACACCGTGATCCTCACCGCCCGCGCCCAATGCCAGGCCGAGGAACACGCCCAGACCAACGGGTGGGGGCCCGTGGAGAACTGCAAAATCCGGTTCGTCTACTACTTCGCCTACAGCGCCGCACGCCAGCAGGGCAAGACCAAACTCCCCTACGAACAGTGGCTCGACAGCATCATCGACGTGGTGGTCAACACGCCCGACGACACGGAGGACGCGCAGCTGGACCCTACGAACTAGCCGCGTGGCCCGACGATTCGCTCGGCCAGCTCAGCTTCATCCTCGCCCGCCGCTTCGGCGGCACCCCGTGGCAATGGAGGAACGAGGCCAGCGAACTCGACTGGGGCACCGGCATACGCCTGTTGACCGAGGAAATGGAACGAGCCGAAAAGGAGGTGGACAATGGCGGGGCATAGCGCCATCATGTCCGTGCGCATCACGGGCAACGCGGACGACGCCGTGAAGGCGTTCGAGAAGGCGACCGGCAAGGCCGCCGCGTTCGGCAGCTTCATGGGCGGCGCGGCCCTGAAGGGCGTGACCGCCCTGTGGGGCACGCTCAAGAACTTCAGCGGCGCGGTCGTCGAGATGAGCGACTCGACCGACAAGTTCAAGAACACCATGAGCTTCGCCGGCCTCGACACCAGCGCCGTGGAGGCCGCCACCAAAGCCACCCGCAAATACGCGGACGACACCGTGTACGACCTCACTACAATCCAGAACACCACCGCCCAGCTCGCCGCCAACGGCATCGACAACTACACCGAACTGACCGAAGCGGCCGGCAACCTCAACGCCGTGGCCGGCGGCAACAGCGACACCTTCAAATCAGTGGCGATGATGCTCACCCAGACCGCCGGCGCGGGCAAGTTGACGACGGAGAACTGGAACCAGCTGGCCGACGCCATCCCGGGAGCCTCGGGCAAACTCCAAGAAGCCATGCTCGCCAACGGCGCGTACACCGGCAACTTCAGGGACGCTATGGCCAAAGGCGAAATCACCGCCGACGAGTTCAACCAGGCGCTGATCCAGCTCGGCATGAGCGACGTGGCCAAGGAGGCCGCCACCAGCATCAAGACCATCGAAGGCGCGATGGGCAACCTCGAAGCGTCCGTGGTCGGCGGACTCACCGACGCCTTCGACCTCGTGAAACCCGCCGTGACCTCCGCCATGGGCGTCGCCGCCGAGAAGATCACGGCGTTCAGCGGCAAGGCCACAACCGGCCTGAAGGGCGTAATAACCCTCGTCAAGGACGGCAACTTCAGCGCGGAACTGCGCGAGGCGTTCAACATCGAGGAAGACAGCCCGATAACCGACTTCCTGCTCACCGTGCGCGACACCGCCGCCAACACGTTCGACACCGCGAAAACAGCCGTGACGGACTTCATGACCGCGTTCAACGACACGGGCCCGGTGCAGACCGCCAGCGACATCTTCGGCTACGTGTGGGAGACCTGCAAAAGCCTCGCCGGAGCCGGCGCCGACCTCATCGGCCAGTTCACGCCCCTGCTCGACTCGATGGGCGGCGCGGCCGGAGCGGGCACCGCGTTGGGCGACGCTTTCAACGGCGCAGCCGGCATCGTGGGCGACGTGGCCGACAAACTCACCGCGTTCAGCGACTGGGTGAGCGCGAACGCGGAACCCATCAGCGCCGCCCTGGTCGGCATCGGCACCGGCTTCGCCGTGTTCCAAGCCGCATCCATCATCACCGCCGTCTCAACGGCCTTGGAGGGATTCAGCATCGCAAGCACCGTCGCCGCCGCCAAACAATGGCTGCTGAACGCCGCCATGAACGCCAACCCGATCATGCTCGTCATCACGCTCATAGCCTCGCTCGTGGCCGGTTTAATCTACTTCTTCACCCAAACCGAGACCGGCCGGCAGATATGGAGCAACTTCACCAGCTTCATCGGCGCGTGCGTGAACAACATCATCGGATTCTTCCAATCACTGCCCGGCAGGATAGGCGCGTTCTTCTCCAGCGCCGCCCAGTTCGCGCAGAACACGTGGAACAACGTGGTCAGCTGGTTCAGCGGACTGCCCGGCCGCATCCTGTCCGCCATCGGCAATGTTGGACGGCTGCTGTGGAACGCGGGCTCAAGCATCATCGAGGGTTTCCTCGACGGTCTGAAATCCGCGTGGAACAACGTGACCGGGTTCATCGGCGGCATCGCCGACTGGATCGCGGAGCACAAGGGCCCCGCCGCCTACGACAAGGTGCTGCTGGTGAAAAACGGCCGCCTCATCATGCAGGGCCTCGCCAAAGGCCTCGGCCTCGGCTTCGATCAGGACGTGACCCGCGCCATCACCCGCGTCAACGGCCGCCTGTCCGCCATGTCATTCGACATGCCCGGCACCAACGGCACCGCAACCGCGCAACCCATGACCGTGAGCATCGTCATCAACGGCGTGCTGGACGGCGAGGACGCGGCCCGCAAACTCAAGAAGATCCTCCGCGACTACGACAGAAAGCGGGCATGAGATAGATGCAGAAACCATTCATGTTCATCGACTGGGGCGACGGCTGGAAAAGCCTCAACGACCCCTTGCAGGACATCGCCGTGCTCGCCCAGTTCAGCGTGCAATGGGGCGTGGAGACCGCCGACGAGCAACCCGACCCCAGCGTGATGAGCTTCACCCTGCGCGACCTCAAGGGATGGCTCACCGGCCGCGCGCTCACCCTCGCCGGCGCACGCATCCTCGTGCAGATCAGCGAACAACCCACCTGGGCGATGCTCACGGACGCGATGGGCACATGGAAGGTACAAAGGATGCCGTTGAACCGGCTGCACTCCGCATACGCGCCACCCACCCCGGACAATCCCGACAGCACCGCCATAACCCTGTTCGACGGCATCATCAGCAACGGCGGCACAGCGGCCGTACACAAAACCGGGTGGAAACTCAAACTCACCGCGTCCAGCCGCCTGCTGCTCTGGAAACGCCTGGCCAAACAAGGCCCCACATCCACCGACGTGAGATGGGCCGGACAGCACTGGGTCACCACCACCGTCGCCGCCCGGCTCGCGGAACTCAACACGCGCGCACGCGAGGCCGGCGCGCCGGAAGCCGACGCGGCCGGGCTGGAAACCACCGGCACCCCCGCATCCTACGACACGTCCGACTACCCGACCCAACTCGACCTATTGCACCGCCTCTACGCCCACCACCCACACATGCCCCTGTGGTACGAGGTCCCGCACAAGGACACGAGCGTGATCGAATACACGCCACTGAACCGGCCCGTGGCCATGCGCGCGACCACCGACGGCACCCTGACCATCACCGACCAGGGCACCGTCACCCCCGCCATCCCCGCACCGCTGGTGGAAACCGACGACGACACGACCCTGACCATCCCTGAACCCATCACCCAAATCACACTCAAGGCGAAGAAAGCCACGGCCGACGACGACGGCGTGCTTGCCTTCGAGGACGACGAAACCGAAATGGGAGACCGTGGACTCCTGCCCGCGAACCTGACCGCCACCCAGTCAAGCCTCACCATGGAAAGCGACATCACCACCCAGGACGACACAGGCGGCATCCTCGGGCGCGCCAACGGCACCACCTGGACACCAAGCGAGCAGAACCGCATCGACGCCGCTCGATGGCTCGAAACCATCGACCGCCGACTCACACCCGAAACCATCGTGTTTGACGGCCGCAAAATCGACCCCGCCAACCGGCCAGAACTGTACAAAACCTCGCCGCCTGACGCGTTCACCCTGCAAGGCGCACGAAGCGGCACACTGGCCGACGACACCAGCCGGCCGACCACCGGCGGCGCATACACGGCCATTGGCGGCATCCTGACCTTCGAATGGGCCGACCAGACGCCGGTACTGCGCAACGAAGTCACCCTGTGGCCCATCCCGCTCGACACCGACCGCCAAGCCACATGGTCCGACATGCAGGCATGGCCACCCACATGGGCGCAAACCGCCATGAGCATCGCCGAACTCGGACTGGTCAGCGCATACGACCAGCCCGCCATCATCGACCAACCAAACTGGGAAGGAGTCCAACCATGAAAACCACACCGATCTACGGAATCCCCTACCTCGACGGCAGCGACCTCGTAAGCGGCGCGCCCGAACAATTCGCCAAAATGGCCAACGGCGTGGAAACCGCGCTCACCGAGGTGGACAGCCGCAACACCCCGGCCGGTGTGAAACCCGTCATCGCCACCACCTTGGAAACATTGGCCAGCATCACCGGCGTGACCGGCCAGACCGGATACGTCACTGCAGACCCCGCCGAAGTCAACAATGGACCGTACTGCTGGACCGGCAGCGCGTGGGCGCGTATCGCGACGATCTCCGACGTGTCCGGCGTCCTCGCCGAAGATTCCTCAACTGTCATGCTTATTAACAGCACCTACGGCACCATCAAGGGATACAGGCGCGGCAAGCTCGCCACACTGCGAATCGACTGGAAAAGTTCGGCCAGCGGCTCGTGGACCAAAGGCGACTTCGGAAAGCTCCCCGAAGGATGGTGGCCGTTGTTCGACCTCAATTTCAGCTTCGCCGGCCGCGACGGAGCCAACCAGAAAACCATCAACGTCCGTGCCAACGGCACCATGGACTACACCAACAATGGTGGCACCCAAGGTACTGAATCTTTCGGCTGCTCGCTGAGCTACGCGATCGCATGACCGAATCGATAATCAGCGCACTCATCGGCACGGGAGGCGTGGCCGTAGGCGCGTGCGTCCAGTTCGTGGCCACATGGGCGAAGACACGCAGCGACAAGGACACCGACGCCAGCCGCCTGCTCATCGAGGCGCAACGCCAACTCGACCAAAGCGCCCGAGACCGACAGCTCCTGTGGTTGTGGAACAGGGAACTTGTGGACGCGATATGGCGGCGCGCGCCTCCACCGCCACCGAGCGCGCCCGACGGGCTCTTCCAGGACAACGACGACGGAAAGGAATAAGCATGCGATGAGCATCACATGGATAGGCAGCCCCAACCACTACACGGGGCGAAGGGGATACCGCGTCACACGCATCACCCTTCACATCATGGCCGGCTGGCTCGCCGGCACCGACAACATCTTCCAGCGCGCCTCATACCAGGCATCAAGCACCTACGGCATCGGCGGCAACGGGGAGACCCACCAGTACGTCGCCGAGACGGACGCCGCATGGGCGGACGGCAGCTACACAAGCAACTGCCAGACCATCAGCATCGAGCACCAGGGCGGACTCGACTTCATCCCATGCACCCAGGCATGCCTCGACGCCAGCGCCCGCCTATGCGCGGACATCGCCCGCCGGTACGGGTTCGGCAAGCTGGAACGCGGCAGGAACATATTCCTGCACCGGGACGTGCCTCCCTACGCGCACCCGGCCTGCCCGGACCTGTGCCCGAACGGGCTCAACTGGCGGTACATCATCAACAAAGCAAACCAAATCAACGGATACGGAGACATCGACATGGCAACAGCAGCCGAAATATGGGGATACAACTACAACAAGAGCGCGTTGGGCGGCAACATGTACAACGCCATCAACTACGAACTGCCCGGCCGTATCAGCGACGTGAAGAAAGCCGTCACTGCCCTGCAGGCAACCGTCGCGGCCCAGCAGCGGCAGATCGACAAGCTCACCACGGCGCTCGGCAGCAACCCCGAGGACATCGCCGACAGGACCGCCAAGGCCGTCAGCGACAAAATCGACAAACTCGTCATCACCATGACCGCACAGGAGAAGGACACCGCCAAATGAGCGCCGACATGCAACAGCCCACCAGCGAGCAGATGCTCGCCGCCGAGAACAACACCATCACCACGGACACGAACACACCAGGCGTGGCCGACCACAAAGCCGCCGCGCAGATCGACGCAAGCAAGGGATACACCCCCGTGTTCAGCGAGACCATCCGAACGGTGATCTACGTCGTCGGCCTCGCCGCCGTACTCGCGGGTGGAGGCGTCGCCCTCGCGGGCCACGCCGACATCGGCGAATACATCATCTTCGCGGGCGGCGTGCTCACCGGCGGTTTCGGCGTCGCCTACAACCCTCTACGCATGGCCGGCAAATAATCTAGCCGGCCAACGTCACCGCGTCCAGGCCGACGCGCAGCCGGCTATCCGGCATCGCCACGTAGATTTGCGTGGTCTCCACGCTGCTATGTCCCAGCAGCTTCGAGACCAGCAGCAGATCGTGCGTGGTCTCGTACATGCGCGTGGCGTACCGGTGGCGCAGCGAGTGCGGCCCCCAACCGTCCGGCAGCAGCCGTGTGAGGTGGCGGGACACATACGATTTTTCGACGTGTCCCCGCCACCGGCCGGGGAACAGCCAACCGGGCGCGGCCGTTATCCGCTTCGCCAGGTCTTCGCTTATGGGCACTATGCGCTGTTTGTCGCCCTTGCCCCGCACTATCAGCGACGGGCCGGCGTCGCCTTCCAGCACGTCGTGCGAGTGGACGGCCGCGATTTCGGACAGCCTCAACCCGGCTTCTGCTCCGAGACGCAGCATGAGCCGTTCCACATCGTTCGCGGCGCACATGGCGGCGTATATGTGCGCGTCGGGGCACGGGCGGGGATGCGGCCGCGTCTTGCGCACCTTCGGCAGCGCGACCGCCGGATCATCCGCGCGCCGGCCCGTGGCATGCAGCCACCGGAAAAAACCGGCGAGCGTGTTTCGGTAGCCCTTGCGCGTCTCCGCCTTCCAGGACTGCGAGGCCGTCCAATGCACTAGATCCTCTGACGTCACGTCATAGGGCGATTTATCCAGGCACCGCGCCGCGTGGCCTATCTTGCACCGCCGCGTGTTGACGGTGTCCTGACTGAGGCCCGCCGCCGTGAGCGATTCGAGCCATAGGGTGATTTCGTCCCGCCACTGAGCAGGGGGCAGCTTTTTGTGCATACTCACGGCCGGCATCCTTGGCGGCCGGCGGCATTACGCCGCTAGGATAAAATCAAATAATCGGGCTTCATGGATTTGAACCGTGGACCTCTGGGCAACAACGTTACCAGAGGTCCACGGTTCAAATCCATGCCCCGCTACGAACATGGTTATATGGTCGCTGATTTCGGTACCGAAATCAGCGACCTTTCCGTTTACCGTGGCGATATGGATGAAAGGCGATCAGGCAGCTACGGTGCCCAGGGAAGTCGGCGATCATAAACGTCTCGTCATTTTCATCGCGGATCTTCAGTTGTCTAATCCACGGGAGGCGACAGGCGTGAAGTTTCTCAACGAAGCGGAAGCCGGGCACAAGTCGTATGTTACGATCGACTTCGTGCCCAGCTCCCGTTCTTCTGCTCAGAAGCGGAGTGTGGTTCACCATCCAGCCGACATCATCGGCATCATGCCGCAGCGGGTCAACGTATCGGCCAGCGCATCGTCCAGTGCTTGAATCGGTCATAGCGACGACGCCACCGAACGACGATGGACAGTATGGCGCCTATCGCCAGAGCTGACACGGCCAGAACCGAGGCAAGCGACACATCGCCACCCGTGACGGGCAGTGACGGGCGAGGGTTGGGCGTGGTTGCCTCCGCCGGCGCCGGCGGCGTCTCGGGTTTCTCCGGTTCGCACGGTTTCTCCGACTCGCATGGGGGCAACACCCGCACACGCTCCCAGGCATCGTCATACCGGCTGGACGCCGGGGAAACACGGTCATCCCCCTCGAACCGCCAGACGAACACGTACCACCCAGGCCGTTCGGCGGTCAGATACATAGGAGCGCCATGCGCGTCCAACGCCCCGGCGCCGATTTTGAACGTGCCGTTCATCGCGGGAATCTCCCAGGTGGCCAGCAACCGGTGGTTGTCGTCTTCCGTGGGAACCTCTCCCCCGGATGGCTTGTACGCCTCATCGTTGGAGGGGTTGTCGGGATCGCCGGACCACCATACGCTCACCGTCGCATACGGCCGATCCGCCGCGAACTCATACTCTTCGTTGCCGGCATACTGGCCATGATCCGCAGGGAATCCCGATACGGTAATGGTGTCGCTGAGCTCGGCACCGATATCCGCCGAATGCTCAGTGACCGTCGACATGACTTCTAGCTTCCTGCGACTTGTATTGCTTTCCGTAGCCTCCATAAACGGACTTATCCAGTCGCCTATAAGGTATTCCTGCGCCTGTTTGCTCTGCTCGGACCGCCGAAACACCCATACCCATGTGCCAAAACCGCTATTCTGCTTGGTCCGGTAAGCGGCACCGTCATCCGGCTTGGTCATGGCCTGCACACGTGCCTGCTGCCCCACCCCGGTGAAAGAGGCCTTGCCATAGGCCACCGGCTCATAACCCAAAGTCGCCAATCGCGCAAGAAAAGCATCGGCGCTCTCTTGTGCATTCGGCGTAATGACATTGCCCACATCGCCCGTATCAAGACCATCGAAATAGTATCCGCGGGCCTGCAATTCCAAATCGGGCACCCAATAACTGTCCGCATCCGCCACGCCACTGGTCACGTCATCGAACACCGGAGAAGCCACATCAAGCACCTTCTCGGAGACCTTGGTGGATACCGCCGGAACAAAATCCTTACGCACCCGAAATGTCGTCGACGCGCCGCCAGTGGAAGCCATCGAGTCAAAGGCCAGCATGTCCTGAGTGCTGTCCATGACGTGCATCCGCCCATACTCGTATGTGGTGTTCGCCGTCACCTCGCCGGCGCCGGTCGCCTCCCACGCGATCGAGGACCCGGCGCTCGTCGACACCCCCGAGAACGTGTTGCCGCCTTGGACGAACCGCGCCGCCCCCTGCAAGGTGACGGTGAACGGCACTCCCGCGATCGCGTCACCGGCGCGGTTCACCACTTTCACCGAGATGGAACCGCTGCGCAAAGCCTCGGCATCGGTGCGTTCCACCGTCGTGCCCGCAGGCGTCTTGCCGGCCGATTGATCCCATATCCGGGCCGCCTTCGCCACGATCTCGGGGTACCGGCCTTGAATGACCGCCATCTGTCTCGCCCACTCGTCCCGATCGCGCCCGAAGTGATCCTGCACGATGATGCCGATCGCCGCATGGGTGGCGGCATCCGTGTCGCGGTACCGGTCAAGGATCCATGCCATACGCCGGGCGTTCTCATCGGAGGCAAGCACCGTGGTGGGGCCTATCACATAGTCGCTCAGTTTCCCCGCTTCGATGCAGTAGTACTTGTTGCCCGAAGCGTCCAGCCCCGCGACACCGACGTAATATTCCATATCGTTGTATGGAAACGCCACGTGATATCTTTCGTCGGCGGGCGTCAACGTCGCGGCATACGCCGTATTCGCCGAGCCGAACACCACTCCCACCATTATTATCAGACCGGTCAGCATCGCTACGATGGCCATGCCCCGTTGCCGCCATGTCGTTATCATCATTCGTCCTTTCCTGGTACGTTTCCCCGCATACTGCACTGTGTGCGGGTAGGCCACGATCATGGCAGATTTTCATTCGCTACAGCCGGTTTTTCGACCTATGTGGTCCGAGCTTGCCGTTTGCCGGCGAGTTGTGGATAACTCTTCCGCCGAGTTATCCACCTCATGCGGTTGACCGAACGTTTACCTGATAGTTATCCACAATGCGCAACATATGTTCAAAAGCCCTTAGAATAGGGCCTTATGGCAGCAGTACAACATCGCGCGACCACGCGCACTAGTAATACCGATAACAGCACCACGAAAACGAAGTCAAAGGCGACTTCTGCCCGAAAGAGCCCCGCAACCAAGCGCAAGAGAGTCAGCGCCGAAACGGCACGCGCCGCAGCAGCGCTGAAAGGCCTGGCTGTCGAAGCCCCCGCACCGTCCATCGAAGCAAACGAGCCCGGCCAGTTCGGCCGCATCAATGTCATGGACATCACTCCCGCCGAGGAGCGCGGCATCTTCCCCGCCCGTGTGGAACTCGGCGAACCGTTTGAGATGACCGCCCAGGTGTTCATCGAAGGCCGTACCAAGGTGGGTGCCACCGCCATCGTGCGCAACCCGCGCGGCAAGGAAACCATGCGCCGGGCCATGACCTGCGTAAATCCCGGCCTCGATCGTTGGACCGTGATGGTCAAGTGCGGCGAGCACAGCGATCTGAAGCCTTGGGAGGATGGCTACGCGGCCGTCAAGCGTCAGCTCGGCGAATGGACCGTGACCATCGAAGGTTGGGAAGACGCGTACGTCTCCTGGCTGCACGACGCCCGCATCAAGGTGCGTGTGATGGACGACGTGGACAACGCACTCAATTCCGGTGCCGAGTTGCTGGCCCGTTGGGCCGAAACCCCGGACACCGGCCTGACCGCACGCGATCGCAAGACCTTGGAGAAGGCCGCTGAGACCATGGCCGATCAGACGCTGAGCGCCGAGGATCGTCTCGCCGCCGGCGACAACCCGACCATCGCCGCCCTGCACGAGACTCACCCGCTGCGCGACGGCATCTCCCCCAGCCAGCCCCAGCGCTTCAAGGTGGAACGCCCGAAGTCCAGCTTCGCGGCTTGGTACCAGTTCTTCCCGCGTTCCGAAGGCGCCACCATCGATCCGAACACCGGCAAGATCATTCAGGGTACGCTGAAGACTTCGATGGCCGGCCTCGAACGCGCCGCTGCCGAGGGCTTCGACATCGTCTACCTGCCGCCGGTCTTCCCGATTGGCGTGACCAACCGCAAGGGCCGCAACAACACGCTGGTCGCCGGCCCCGATGACCCGGGCTCCCCGTTCGGCATCGGCTCCGAGCTAGGTGGCCACGACACCGTGGATCCACTGCTCGGCACCATGGACGATTTCAAGGCCCTGTGCCAGCGTGCACATGAACTGGGTCTGGAAATCGCGCTTGATTTCGCCCTGCAGTGCTCGCCCGATCACCCGTGGGTCAAGGCCCACCCGAACTGGTTCCGCCACAAGCCGGACGGCTCCATCGCCTTCGCCGAGAACCCGCCGAAGAAGTATCAGGACATCTACCCGATCGACTTCAACGCCGACATGCCCGGCATCGAAAAAGAAGTCGAACGCATCATGAATCTGTGGATCGAGGCGGGCGTCACCATCTTCCGCATCGATAACCCGCACACCAAGCCGGTGCGTTTCTGGCAGGACGTGATTGCCGCCGTGACCAAGAAGCACCCGGAGATCCTGTTCCTGGCCGAGGCATTCACCCGCCCGGGCATGATGCGCGCCCTGAGCTACGTGGGCTTCACCCAGTCCCACTGCTACTTCCCGTGGCGCAACACCAAGGACGAACTGGAAGAGTATCTGCCGGTCACCAATGGCGACGACGGCTACTACCAGCACAACACCTTCTGGCCCACCACGCCGGATATTCTCACCGCTTACGTGCGAGACAACGGCGTAGCCGGCCACTGCGTGCGTGCGGTGCTGGCAGCCATGGGCTCGCCGTCCTGGGGTATCTACAACGGTTACGAACTCATCGAGAACAAGCAGCGCCCCGGCTTCGAAGAGCAGATCGACAACGAGAAGTACGAGGTCAAGGTTCGCGATTGGAGCAAGGCCAAGCAGTACGGCGTGGCCGAGATGCTCACCGCACTCAACAAGATTCGTCGCGCCCACCCGGCCGCGTTGAGCTACCACAACCTCACCGTGCTGCCTACGTCCGACCCGAATATTCTGGCTTTCGCACGCCACACGCCGGCCGAACTGACCGGTACCGGCCAAGCGGACACGCTGATTGTGGTCGTGAACCTCGATGGACACAACGCACACCAGTCGATGATTCACCTGGAACTCAGCGAGCTGGGTCTGCCCACCGACCGCCCGCTCAACGTGCGCGACGAGCTGACCGGCCGCGAATTCCAGTGGGGTTGGGACAACTACGTGTCTCTGGCTCCTTGGGCGGATGTGGCCCACATCCTGTCCGTGCAGTGATGCGGTACTGCAACGGTAATGCAACAGTGATGCCGTTGACGTGCATGGGTTTATCGTGCGCGTAAACCGCTAGAAATCCTCCCCTCAAGGGGAGGATTTCGTCTGTTTGGGCATAGTGTCGGCATAATCTCAGCACGGTTTCTTGAGTTCCGCACCTGTTTTGCAGGCGTAAACAGGGTATTGTGGTGAGACGATAACGTAACTGTCGATTTTCAAGGAGAAATGACATGGCAGAAACCTTCAACGTCGTTGTGGAAATTCCGCGCGGCTCCAAGAACAAGTACGAAGTCGATCACGAGACCGGTCGCGTCTTCCTGGACCG